ATGCCGCGCCTGGTCCGGGCGCTGCCGATCGATCCGAACGATCTGCCGATCCTCGCTTGCTACAAGGGCGAGGAGACCATGGTGCCCGACGGCGAATTGAGCGCTGACGGCCTCAAGTTCATCGTCACCGTTCGTCTGGGCTGGTCGATCATGATCGCCGAGAGCGACAAGGAGGCGGCCGAACGCCAGCTTGATGGCGCCTACGTCGCTCTGATCTACGGGCTTTGGTGCAACCCGTATATCACCAGCATGCTCGACACCACCGATCCGAACACCGGCGTGCGCACTGAATACAACGCCCGCATCGAAGGCGTTCCGCGCCAGCTCGCGCGCATTCAATGGGGCGCGCCGTTCCTCGATAACACTAGCCCGTTCGACGAACTGCAGTTCGACATGACGCTGCAATACCGGCGCGCGTTCTCGCCGACCCTTATCCACGACCTTGAAGAAATCCAGATCACGACTGCGCACCCGGCTGGCCGGACACCGGAGCAGATCGAGCAGATCCAGCAGGTGCGGCAACAGCTCTTGTTCACTAACCCGACGCCACGAAAGGAGTCGTCCAATGGTTGATTTCAATTTCACTCAGCAAGCCGCGCCCTCGCAGCAATTCTTGACCAAGCGCGAGCGAATTCTGGCGCGCGTTCGCGAGCACCAGACGGCGGGCGGGAGGCTGCGGGTCGAACCGAAGGATGACCTCATGCGCTCGATTTTGCGGCACCCGACTGCAGGCTTTTTCCGTGGCGTCGGCGCGGCCGAATGGCCGGATGACGTCTTTACTCAGCGCCGCCTTCGGGACGGCGACATCAAGCTAGCCGCCGACCAACGCAAGACGCGGTGAAAGCCGCCGCCGGCACGCTATCGATGGGCATCAGCCTACGTCTGGCCGGCGGCGACCCGTCCTGAGCGGACGCCCAAACCTTTCTCGAATTCGCACCGCACTGCAACCCTCGAACCAAAGGGATCTCTAGCTATGCCCATCGCTTTCTCAAATATTCCAGCTGGATGGCGCGTTCCGCTCTACTGGGTGGAAATCGACCCCTCGATGGCTGGCCTCGGCCAGCCTCGTCAGCCGGCCCTGCTCGCGGGCACCATGCTGACAACCGGCACCGCCCCGCCCGACATCGCTAGGCCGATCGCCACCCAGTCGCAGGCGGATGACGCCTTCGGCATGGGCTCCGAACTCGCCCGCATGTTCCAGGCGTTCTTCGCCAATAATTTTGCGGACGAGGTCTGGGGCGTCGGCGTGGCCGAAGCCCCGCTCGCTATCGCCGCCACCGCGCCCCTCATTGTCAACGCGGCGCCGACCGACGCGGGCACAATTCATCTTTACATCGGCGCTGATCATGTCCCGGTGAACGTCGGCGCGACTGATACCGAAGAGGAGATCGCCGACGCGATCGTCGAGGCGATCAACGACGCCGAATGGCTACCGATCACTGCCAGCACGGCCGTGACCCCGCCACTTAACCTGGCATCGCCTGGCCTGACGGGCGCGCCGGAAAGCGGCGTCGCGGTCAACGTCACCAATGGGACGTGGACCGGCAATCCAGCGCCGACGTTCACCTATACGTGGCAAAGCGACGGGACCGACATCGCTGGTGAGGCCGGGCAGAGCTACACGCTCCAGGACGCCGACATCGGCAACGAGATCACCGCCACGGTCATCGCGACCAACTCCCAGGCGCCCGGTGGGGTCCCGGCCGTCTCGAACCCGATTGGCCCGGTCGAAGCGGCTCCCCCGCCGCTTGCTGCGCCGGTCAACACCGATCCGCCGGTTCTCGCCGAGACCGCCGCGCAAATTCCGGGGCGTCGCGGCCGGGCAACGCCTCGCCTCGCGCCGTCAACCGTCACGCTTACCTGCAAGTGGAAGGGCTTCAGCGGCAACGAGATCGTCATTTCGCTCAACTATGCCGGCGCGATCGGCGGCGAAATTCTGCCGCCCGGTCTCGACATCATCCTGCCTCCGACCGGCATGCTGGCTGGCGGCGTCGGCGTGCCGTCATTCACCAACGCGATCTCCAATCTCGGCGAGACGGCGGTCGAATATCTCGCCATGCCCTACACCGACAACGCCTCGCTTAATGCCTGGGAACAGGAATTTGGCTTCAGTGATTCCGGCCGCTGGGGGTGGATGCGGCAGCTCTATGGCGGCATCTACTCGGCTCGCCGTGGCTCTTATGCCGACCTGATCGCCTTCGGCTCGAGCCGCAACGGCGCCCAGACCTCGGTGATGGGCTTCGAGATCACGTCGCCTTCGCCGGCTTTTGAATGGGCGGCGGCCTATTGCGCGAAGGCCCAGCGGGCGCTGACCAACGATCCGGCCCGGCCGCTGCAAACCTTGATGCTCGAGGGCGTTCTACTCGCGCCGCCGGATGGCCGGTTCATCAAGAGCGAGATCAACCTGCTCGCGACCTACGGCGTCGCTACCCAGCTGCCGAGCGCCGACAACGTCCACCCGATGATCTCCCGTGAAACGACGATGTACCAGCTCAATCTCTATGGCTTCGCTGACGACGCCTATGAGCTGGTGACGACGCTCTCAACGCTCGCGGCGCTGCTGCGCAACCAGCGGCAGATCATCACCACCAAGTATGCGCGCTGCAAGCTCGCCAACGACGGCACCCGGTTCGGCCCCGGCCAGCGGGTGGCGACGCCCGGCATCATCAAGGCGGAGCTGGTCTCGCAGTATCGGATCGACATGTTCAATGGGCTTGTCGAGGACATCCGCAACTTCAAGCTCCACCTGCTGGTCGAGCGGGACACGAACAACCCGAACCGGCTGAACGTCCTCTATCCGCCGGACCTCATCAACCAGCTGCGGATCTTCGCCGTCGTCGCTCAATTCCGGCTTCAGTACAACCGCGGCCTGGACGTCGAGATCGCGGCCTAAGCCTCCCCGCAACCACTCAACAATTAGGAGAAGATCATGGCGCTGCGTATCGCAGGGACGGCGTTCGTCACCGTCAATGGCGAGCAAATCCCGCTCAGGGGCAACCTCACCATCAGCCCGTCAGCCGTCGAGCGCACGATGCTCGCCGGCCAGGACGGCGTGCACGGCTATCAGGAGTTGCCGCGCGTGCCTTACGTCGAGGGCGACTTCTCGACCATCCCGCAACTCTTGATGGAGGAGCTCGACGGGCAGGTCAACGAGACGGTGGTGGTGCAAGCCGCCAACGGCCGCATCTACAGCTTCACCGAAGCGATGTGCAAAGCCGGGCTCGAGCCCAACCTGCGTGACGGTCAGGTTCGGGTCAGGTGGGAATGCGTCACCTGCGAGGAGATCTGAACCGATGAACGCCCCCACCATGCGCGAAGGCTTCCAAGATCCTTCGATCTCGCCCAACGACGAAGGTCTGACGAAGGTCAAGCCGAAGGTCATCTTCGCCAAGTCTGAGCCGCCGTTGATTGAGCATGAGCCTCCGAAAAAGGAAGAGGCCAAGCCCGCGCGCGCCAAGGCAGAAGCGCCGCCGCCGCTCGATCTCGACGAGGCGCCGCCCGATGTCCAGTGGCCCGTGACGCTCAAACTTTTGTACAAGCCGACGCGGAACACGAAGAATGAGGTGATCCACGAGCTAACCTTGCGCGCCCCGACCGCGGGCGACATCAGCCGTTGCGGCGTACCAGTGCGGATCAACGCCCAAGGCGACGTCATTGTCGACGAGCAGAAGATGACCCAAATGTTAGCCGTTTTGGCCAGCGTTTATCCGCCGATGATCGAGACGCTCGACGCGCGCGATTGGGTGTCGTGCTCGTTTTTCCTCCAGCGCTTTTTTTTGCCGAATTCGGCGACCTGGATGCCGACCTCGTCTTAGACGCTTATCGCCTGGCGCATTTTTATGGGCAAAACCCGGATGTGTTCCTGGCGATGCCGATCCCCGACATGCGCGAACACCTCCGCAACACCATCCGGCTTCGCCAGGTACAGGCGCGTGAGAGCGCCGCGCGCCGGGCCGCCGAAGAGGATTGAGAAAGCCGCCGCCGGCACGGGGGGTATGGGCATCACATGATCGAAGGCCGGCGGCGACCTGTCCGGGTTAGGGACGCCGTGAGCCTAAATCGAAAGGACCGTTGTGGCCACCGAGTATGAGTCGTTACGACTCTCAGTTTCGCTGACTGACAACGTCACCAGCCAACTTGAGAAGATTCGCGGTTCGCTCGCCAACCTCGGCGGCGGGGCGGCCGGCGCTGGTCTCGATCGCCTCAAGCGCAACACCGCCGAACTGACCGATCGGCTCAAAGGGCTCAGCGGTGGCTTCGCCAGCGGCTCGGAGTCAGCCCTCAAGGCGGCGGCGTCGATCGGCATTGCGACGGCGGGCGTTACGGCCCTCGGCTTCTCGTTGGTCAAGGGCATTACGAGCCTCAGCGAATTCAACAAGAGTATGCAAGCGCTCGGCCAGTTGGGTCGACAGACCGGTATTGATCCGGCGCAGATCAAGGCGATGGAAGGTGCGTTCGCGCGCGCTGGGATTGACGCCGGCAAGGCGCGCGAAAATATCGCCGGCCTCGCCCACGCCATGGCCGACATCACCCGCGTCAATAGTGAGCTAAGGAATAACCTCCGGCGCGGCCTTCAGGGCAGCGACCGCGAGGCGATGGAGCTTCTGCTTGGCGACCTCGGCCGCGTCGCCAATGATCCGACGGCGTTCGCCAATCGGGTGCGCGACGCGCTGGACGACGTCTATCGCAACGTGCTCGAAAAGACCAAGTCGTCCACCCGCGCGGCCGAAGCGAGACGGAACTTCGCCGAAGCCTTCGGCCTCCCGGACATCGGCGAGCTGCGCGCCAAGCTGGAGCCGGTCTCGGCGGAAATGCAGCGGGTGATCGATGCCCGCATCGCCGACGCCGAGCGGTTCAACGAGGTCACCACCCGGATTGGCCAAGGCTGGGGCAAGATCAGCCAATCGATCCAGTCGGCGCTGACCCCTGCGGCGACCGCCGCGCTAGAACCGCTCGCCAGGGTGCTGGGAGAAACCGCGACGCAGATCGAGTCGGCGATCACGTCGCTAAGGGCTTTCACCCCGCCCGACTGGCTCCTCCATATGGGCGCGAGCGTCAGGGAACTCGGTGAGGGCGTGGCCTGGGTTCTCAACACCATGAACGAGGGCGCGATTGCGCTCGGCAAGACCCTGCGCGAGGCGATCGCGT